ATGACCACGACACCGCAAGCCCCGGCTACGAAAGAAGATGACCAGCAGAAGAGCCATACCCCGGACAAGCTGAGGAACGATGACGCCCGGTGGAAGGACAAGGACATGCCAGAGGCGGAGCATGGGGCGACGCCTGAGGATTATGAGCGGCCCGGGAAAGTCTGAGCGCCAGTGGCCTATCGGCCCCACCCGAATCGCACGCCTGTGGAACCCTCCGCCGCCGACATCGCGGCTCTCAACGGAGGTGGATGGTGACCCCGGCCCGATTCGAACGGGCGACCTTCCCCTTAGGAGGGGGGCGACACAGCCATTCAGCGCAACAGTTTTGCATCCAACTGTGCCAAAACTGTGCCGATCTTCCCCTATATGGCTAGTAATTCGCGCGCGTCGCATCGTCGACCAACCGATCTGCAGCGTGGGATCGCTGCAGTGACGCCACCCCGCCTTTGCGCGGCGTTGACCTTTCTTCGTGCCACGCTAAGTGGATGATCTCTTGGACGATGCCCACGCTTTACGCGATATGGCTTCTGGCGGGCGCGCTGGACTTTCACTTTCATCGGCGCACCGACATAGCGCACACCTCCAGCTTGCGCGAGAGCGCATTGCATGGAGTCCAGCTATGCCTCATTGGCGGCGGGACATTGGCATGGCTCCTGCTGGAGCATACTTTTGCCTTGGTCGCGGTGCTTGGTGCCGTAGTAGTTGCGCATGCGTTCGCGGGCTACTGGGACACCGTCAGCGCCGACGGCGTGCGTCGTATCTCGCCAGCAGAGCAGCACATTCACAGTATTCTGGACATTGCTCCGTGGCTGTTCCTAACATGGATTTTTTGGCAGGCTGCGCCAGAATGGTCGCTCCGGCTTGACCCCCAGCCCGTTCATGTTTGGCTGAGCGTGCTACTCCCAGCGCTGCTTCTCACTGGGGCACCTTGGATACACGAGCTTTCGCGCTGCTTGCGCGCCCGCAGATCGCTGTAATCGCCAAACCCGTCAGGCTGCGCTGAGCTCTTCTCTGATTTCGAGACGATTGGCGATTCGGCCGAAGTTAGCTGCTTCCGCGCGGAGCCTCTCCGCCCCCCTGCTCCGCTGTGCTCGATCACGCCAGTCGCCGCTACGGTCGAGATCCAAGGCGTCGGCCTGCTGCCATAGCGAAGCCGCCCTCGCGCGCGCCCAGCGCGCCTTGCCCATGCTCTTCTGATCCATGCAGCTACTTTCGCCACCGGCGGTCGCACGCGCCGATACGCAGGCAACGCCGGCTGACTGGCGCGATGGCCGCGTCGGTCACAGCTTCGGGTTGGGAATCGCGTCCAGCCGCCTTTGCTGCTGAATCTCGGTGCGGGATAGCTTGTGGGCTGCCTCGCTCTTCGCTACCAACTGCGCCACGGCCTCCTTCAGAGGCACGCCGTCCAGCACTCGCGCCGCGCACCAGCGCTCGGCGTAGCGTTTGGCCTGGCGCACATTGGTGGCCTGGACCTCCTTGTCTTCCCACAGCTTCCTGCAGGAAAGGAGTACCCGGACGCCCTTGGCATCTGGCTGCACGGCGGCGATCTCGCGGCCGTTCCGCCACAACCCCCAGCGCTCTCCGTCCTGCACCCAGCCTTGGGGCTGCGGGGCAGTCATGAATCCGGTGAAGTTGCAGGGCGGGAGCATGGGCGCAGGATACGGGCCGAGATCTCAGATTCCGCGACTGGCCGTAATCGGCCTGCAAAAGTGTCGGCGGGGCGCTGCTCAGGCGCATCGGCGCCCGGCAGGGCCGAACACGACCGCATAGGCCCGTTCAAACGTGGCCAACTGGTACGCTCGTACAAAACCCGACGGAACAAGCCATGGAGCATCAAGAAGGAAGATCAGCAACCGACCGGCTGGATCAACTCGAAAACCAAGTCGAGGCGCTCATGGGGCATGTCAAAGCCCTTGAGTACGGCTTGCGCCTGACGCTTGCAACACATCCACGGCCCGAGGTTTTAGTAGACGCTCTCAGTCGCATCACGGGCGACGCCATCGCGGCCAACCCGGCCGAGGGTCGGTCAGGTCCCATGTATCAGGCGGCCCTCCGCCAAGGGCTGCACATCATTCGAGAGCAGCTTTCGGCCTCGGTCGCTTTACCGTCCGCAAGCAAAGAATCCCACCCTAGCGACGAAGCGAGTTCAGGCCGACCTGAGGCTCAATGATGTCTGCAAGGCGATCAACGCCTGTTGGTGCGCACCCGGTGCCGGCCTTCCGGAATCCAGACCAATCGCCAAGCGAAATGAAATCAATTTCGCTTTGGTCTGCGGGCACCCATCGCATCGACCAATACGGACAGCACCTTCCGACCACGTCGCCTTGCGCAATTTCCCTCAAGTCGAAGTGGCTCGTCGCGGTCACGATGCGGGCATAGACGACACTTACGCCGTCCTCCGGTCCCTCGATGTACTGGAGAAATCGAACGCCATCAAACAGCAGCACACCTGTTACACCCGCCTGTAGGTTGAACCTGGCCGCATCTCGGGCGAGATCGTCCACCTGATCCAGGCCAAGACTGGGAGCAACCTGACTCGTATACACCAATGCTCTGGGCAAACTGCTGTTCCTTTGCTTAGGCCACCCGCAAATTCTCCAGCAATTTCGGCAAAGAGCATGTTAAAGACTATGAGTCTAATCTGAATTCTTCAGCCTGAATCGGAGAACCCAGTGTGAAATCTGCGCGAAATGAGGTAGCCATCACGTTCACTTCGTGATCTCTACGCTCCTGCCGTTGCATTAGGTAGTCAGCACGACAAGCACCGAGGTCCAGAAATGCCGAACACTGGTAAGTTCCACCTCTACGAGGTGGCTCCTGCGGACTCTGTTCCGGACAACACCACGTACCCTCCTGTAGGCGTTGTACGAGCCGAGTGCCTTTCTTGCTTCAATCTTTTTACGGTCTGCGAAGAGCCAGGGTTGACTAACATTCCCGGCGGCGGAGCAGCTATCGTTTGCTCAAAGTGCGGATCCAGGCAGGCAATATCGGGGGCACGCTTTGCAGAGTTCATCGAGCGCTTTCCGACGGGATCGGATGCCGCCGCTCGCCTGATAGCCATGGCCAACAGTAAGGCCGGTATGAGCGAGTGATGTGAGCCGTGCAGACTGCCCCCCCCCCCTGGCGATGGAGACCTGCCGCGTCGGCAACGCGATAAGACCATCAACGGCGAGCTCCACCATGAAACATGCATCATTTGATCGAGTTGCCCTCGGCGTCCTTCGCGACGTCGCGATCCGAACGGCATGCCGTCGTCCTTTTTCTGTGTCGCCTCCAAGCACGCTCGGCCAAGCCGGCAAGACCCAGAAAGCAAGCAAACAGCAATGCAAGTCCCAGCAAATTGATCAGCAGGTTCATGGGGGCGCCTCGTGGCGGCAACTACGCTTCAAAAAACGAAATGGCTGTGCCCCCCCCCCTGCACACCAGTGAAAATGTAAGTCCCGGGTCAACTGGAAAACCGAGACCTACATCACCATTTCTCACCTGCGATACGACCAGACGTCAAAGTTTCGACTCAGCGGTCGTCGTTGGTCTCATACCCGGATGAACTCCCTGGGCTTTCGCCCGGTGCCGCGATTCGGAGGTGTGAAGAACGCCACCCTCCATGCGACCTAAAACGACCGCTGTCTCCAGTAAGTGCGTACCTCACAGCAAGAAATGCGGCTTTCCCCTTACCCACGTGCCAAGCTCGAATCTTGTCGTAGGCATATTTGTAACGCGCAACAAGCATCCGCATCTCATCCTGCCGTTCGTTAAGCACCGGTCGAGGATAGGCGAGCTTCGACACATATGGATGTATCGGAGCTAACTTCCGTCAACACTTTGACGCGGTATCCGATCCTCCGGCAGGTCTTGCCAACAGGTGGCGAGGGCCGTGCGATAGCGATGCTGCTGGCCAGCGAGCCGCCGGCGATGGAGGCCTATCGCGTCAGCCGGGCTGTGAATACGCCCCGAAACAACCGCAAGTCATTGATTGATGCCGAGGGATAGGATCATCTCTTGGGATTTCTCTGATAGAGCCCCATAGGGTTATCTACACACGGGAGAATCACATGTCACTGCGGCAGCTGGAAGAAGACCTTGACACCTACACCGCCCGCCGGACGGAGGTTGCAGCGTTCCGGGCAGGGCTGAGCCAAGCTCAGCTTCTTGACCACGACAACCGCTCTAATGAAGAGCTCGGAGAGGTCATCAAGGAGCTGGATGAGGACGGCGAAGACATGGATGACGTGGATCGGAGTCAGCTCCTTCAGCGCCGAGACGATCTGCAGGATTTTGGTCGTGACGGCTTGGCCCGGATTGATGGCCAGATCATGGATATACGCACCGAGATTCTTCGCATGAAGAACCGTCGATAGCCGATGGCCGGGGGGCACGATTGCCCCCCGGAAATCCTTGGGCATCAGCGCTGGATATCCCAGAGACGACCGTTCACGATGCTGCCAAGAAGTGGAGCTCCGGCTGCCACCGAGGGGTGAAAGTACGCCCCGTCATTGTCCAAGAACTGCGCTACGTTCGCATGGCTCCATCCGCATTCCCGGGACCATTCAATGACCGGCAAGCCATAGTGCTCTGCAACCCGCCTCATAGCTTCAGCGTATGCTCGGACGGTCAGTCCTATCGCGTTGGTCCATCCATTTGGCCAGTCGCCAGGAACGGTGATTCTCTCGCCGTACGGCGAAGTGATACAGAAAATTCGGGCCTGCGGGAAGCGCGTCAACAGCTTTCCGATAGTTGAATGAAGTGCGCCGTAAAACTCGGTTTCCGCAGTGGAGGCGAATTCACCGAGCGGTACGGACTGTGCCCAGTCGTTGGTTCCCCCTTCGAAGAGCACAGCCACGCTGCCAGCTGGAATCGCATCGATTCTTGCCTGATCGCACATCGATACCGCTTGGGTGCTTGCGTCCGGCTTTGCGACCTTACTGCCACCGATTCCGCAGTTGGTGTGAACAATCCCATGCTCGGAAACCACTATTGGTTGCCATCGACCCTGTCCCACCAGGCTGTCACCGAACGAGGCGACAGCTTGGCCGCGCCATCTGCTGAGAGACGACGAGCTGCCTGCCTCAAGGACGGCCAAGCGCTTGGCCACGTCCGGCGATACCTGCTCCAGCTTGATGGTGATCGGGTTACCAGACCGCGCAGTTACGGCTACGGAACGCGCCGCCGTCGGAACCGCCACACGCTCGTCTGTGTACTGCGTGCCGACCGAGCCAAAAATCGAAATCAACGCGCCGTCCTCGCCAAAGAAGGCCAGAGGAGTGGTCGTCGTACCCGTAACCAAAGTTGTGAAGTAGACGAAGCCCTCGTCGCCATTCAGCGGCAGCGAAGAGTAGTTGTACGCCGAGCTCGCAACAGCAGCTCCGGAGCTTTTGTCGATGTAGTAGCCAGAAACGTCTGTGGTGTTCTGACGCGTCAAGGCCGCCAAGGACGCTGCGGATTGCTGCGCATTGCGTTCGGCCGTGGTAAGGCGCTGTGCAACACCTTCAGCAATGTACGAAGCATCGATCGCGATATTGTTTCTCCGGGACGACACGTAGATTGATCTGGCATCAGGTGGAACGGCCTGCAACTGATAGTCGCTGTAAAGGGTTTCGGTTGAGCTCCCCATGACCTCATATCCGAGATAAGCACCGCTTCCATCCTTGTATACGGCAAGCGCTTGAACGGGCTGACTGAGGCTGGCAGTCACCTTGATCGCCGCTTCCTGCCCGGTGATCTCCGAGTAGGCATAAAAGAAGTTCGCCGACGCCACCAGCGCACCCGTTGTTCGATCAACATAAAACCCTGGGCCACCGCTCTTCTGCAATGCCTGGAAGATCGATAGAGTTTTCTCGGTGTCCGGGTTCAGGCGGATGCGCTCATTGATGGATTCAATTGAATCTGCGCGCATCCATCTCCACAGCCCGCCGGATGCCCGGAACTGTCCAGAATTGGTTACGGTCTCGCCTGTAACGGGGTCAACGTGGAAACCCTGATCCCCAATCACGTCTGCAGCGAAGCCGTCGGGGCGTGTCGTGTCCGCCTGCAACGCGGACCAGGTCTGATAACGCTTCAGCCCATTGTTGGCAATGAACTGGTCGTATTCGGACTCCAGCCCGGCCCAGCTGCGCCGCTGCACGCCCCTGCGGTCACGCCAGGTCGCCAACGCACCGTTGATCCCCTCATCGAGGTTCTCGGCGTTGTCGTACAAATCCAGGGGCGAGCTCGAGCCCACCGGGTTGCCGGTGTTGTATCTGGTCATCTGGGTGCGTCTCCGGTGGTGCTACGGCGCGGTCGCGTCGTCGTATTGGTAGAAGGCGGGGTCGTACTGCAGGGCGGCCAGCTCCACGGAGCCGTCTTCGCCCGGGGTGAGCTCGGCCAGCACGGCGTCATATCCAGCGCGCGTGCTGTCGCAGAAGATCAGCTCGGGGGGATCGATGGTCGGGTCGTCCATGATCCAGGTGTTGAAGGCGTGCTCGCCGGGCAGCGCTGAGGCGGCGATGGTGAGGCGGTGGTCGTCGACCCGCGCGGGGACGATCACGCTGGAGAGCGTCCCGTCCTGGAACCGAATCAGGCACCGCGGTGCCGCCATGGTCCAGTCCAGATACTCGCCCACCTCGATCAGCACCCGCGTGCCGTCCAGGCGCGCCGATTCGATCATGGCGCTGGTGGTGCTGGATCCGGGGATATCGTCGAACAGCTTCACCCGGTCGCCGTACTGGTAGACCAGGCCCATCATCTCGGTCTTGGTCGTGTAGGTAAGCCGCTGGCCCTGGTGCTTCATGAGACGCCGCATGCCGATCCGGTAAGCGCGATCGCGCGTGCCCACGCCCTGCAGCTCGAAGGTCTCCACCTTCCACGGGGTGTCGCCGCCCGGCAGCCGGCACTCCACCGTCTCGGCCGCCCACGTCACCTCGTCGATGTAGGTCACGTCCACGCCGTTGAAGTCATCCGGACCCGGTGAGGTGAACGCCGTGGTCAACGGCTCCAGCTGCCGCTGCGGTGAGATGCCACCGCGCCAGGCCTTGATTCCCTCGCGGCCGGCCGAGCACATGGAGTCGATCAGCAGGAAGTACCCCATGCCCGCCTGGGCAGCCATCTGCAGCAGGTCGAGGGCGCTGGTGCCCGACTTCTCCGCGCTGAAGTCGAAGAACTCCCCGCGCGGCGTCCAGTAGGTGTTCTCCAGGTGGGTCAGCGTATCGGTGTCGATCTGGTCGGCCGGCAGACCCAGTGAGCGCATCACGTGGGTCATCGCCCCGCTGATGCTGCGGGCGGTGCCGTCGTCATACAGCCGCGTCGCCTCGACATTGAACCTGCGGTCCGTCTGCGCCGCCAGCTTGGTGCCGGTGGTCACCGTCAGGCCGATGGTCGTCAGATCGTCGTAGCGCGTGGGCCGCTGCGGCAGGCGCGCGCGCAGGCCCTGCCAGAAGCAGGCATCGCGCGCCGAGTTGCCGCCGCGCTCGGTCACCCGGCGCACGCGCACTTCGATCTGTCCCGGCGTGCCCAGCGCGATGCGCTCGGTGAAGCCCAGCGAATCCTCGGAGGTGGCCGTGTAGCTATGGGTGCGCACCGACCACGGATCGCCCGATCCGTATACGCGCCATGCCACCCGCACCGTCACGGTGAAGGTGCGCTTGTTGCCTTTGTCGGTGTACCAGATCAGACCGCCCGGGAAGTTGAAGTCGTACTCGAAAGCATCGGTCGTCTCCCCATTGGGGCACACCAGGAACGGGCCCAGCCATTCCTCGCCCTCCTGCAGACCGGTCGCCCGGTAGTCGGTCGCGGTCCGTGAGGTCCAGCCCGGCCAGCTGGTATCGACCACACCGCCCTCGGTCAGTCGCTGGACCACCAGGGTGAGGCCGGAAACAGCAGTGATGCGGTACTCGCTCTGGCCGCGCGACATGGCCAGCGAGACGCTGCCCGGCGGCAGGCCACCGAAGGCAGTGCCGCCCGGGCCGTCGTAGGCCAGGGTAACGCGCGGCAGCGTTGCTGGCGTGCCGCCGGTCGTGGCTACGCCCGCCGTCGCCACCGGGCTGCCGAACACAGCCGCCGGCAGCCCGGTGAAGCTGATGCTCCCGCCGGCGTACGGGCTGGCCGCCTCGGCGATGGTGACCACCCCGCCCGACTGCGTCGCGACTAGGCCGCTGTCCACCAGCTGATCGTTGATCGCGGTGAGCAGCACGCCCAGGGTGATGTAGTTGGCGACCAGCGCCACGCTGTAGCTGGTGCCGCCCCAGACAATGCCGAAGGTCGCCGGGGTGCCGCTGAAGTCGAAACCGGTGGCCGGAGCCGATCCCGTGAGCCGCGCGGGGCTGCCGCCGACACCGGGCACGGCCGGCGTGCCAGGCGCATAGCTCGCCACGAACAAACCATAGTCGGCGCCGTTGTAGGTCAGCAGCACCGGCATGCCCACATACGGGGCAAGCTCGGCCACCGCGCCACCGGCGATGACGGAATAGAGACCGCTGGTGGTGGCGGTAAAGGTCGCCGCCACCTTCAGCGTCAGCACCGCGCCGACCGTCCAGGACGCCGGCACAGACGTGGCCGGCCGCTCCTTGCCGTTCGCATCGGTGACCGTCGCGTTGTTCAGCGTCAGCACGTTGCCGGACACGGTGACCGAATCGGCATTGAGGCTGGTGGCGACGTCCGCCGTGTCGCTCAGGTCCAGGCCGGCCGTGCCCGAGGCGGTTGCGCCGACCTCGGTCGAGTTCACCCAGTTCTCCGAGCGCACGTCGCCGCCCACGTCGGCGCCCGGCGGATAGATGGTCATCTCCACGTCGCTGCCGAAGGAACTGATCGGGGTGTTGCCCAGCCGCGCGGAGCCGAACGGGATTACATGCCGCCCTTTGCCCACGCACACGAACATCTGCGTGCGGTAGGTCTTGCCGCCGACGAAGCGCGACACCGGCTGCACCAGATAGTCGGCCCAGACCCGGCATCGCCCCAGAACCTCACGTACGGGGCTGCCAAGGCGCGCGGAGTTCGCCCGGGCGGTATCCAGGCTGAGCGTGTCGCCCTGCCCGTACCGGCTGCCCGAGGGCATGGTGGCCACCATGTAGATCGCGTAGGCAGCCATGACGGCCACCACGACCCAGTAAACGACCGCATAGGCGCCTTCCAAATGCGGGACCGGGTAGATCCGCACGTCGCTATCGGCTTCGATCCAGGTGGAAGCCCACGCGTCCGCCGGCACTGCAGCGCCGCACACCTCGACCTCGATCGGGTGTGGCCCCTCGCTTGCGTAGCTCGGCACATTGGAACGCAGCCACCCATCGATCGTGGTCCTGCCGTGGCGATGGGTCTCCAGCGCCTCGCCCGGCATGCGTGAGGGGAAAACCTGGATCACGCGTAATACTCCACCCGATTGAAACGGCACTCGAAGCGGGCGACCGGCAGCACGGTGACGTTGCGGCCGTCGTTGCACTCCAGCGCGCACATGCGCCCCTCGACCTCAACCAGCACCGCCACGTGGGTGACCACGCTGCCCTGATAGCAGAACGCAACCGCACCTTCCACGAGGTCACTGCCGGCGTGCTGCAGGGCTGCCTCGTTCGCCAGTTCAGCCAGGTCAGCGCGCGTCGCACCCGGGTACTCGTCCCATGGCGCGAGGCCAAGGTCACGGCGCACCTCGTTGACGACGCCGTAGCAATCCAGCTCCGGGAACTTGCGGCCGCCGCTGACCCAGACCACGTCCAGGTACTTTTCCAGATCGATTTTCATGTGATGTAGCGCAGCCCCGGGTGCTTGGTGAGGTTGAAGCGATCGCGCGGCCAGGCCGTGGCGAGGATGTTCATGAAGCCGGCGGTCACCTGGACCTCGGTTGCGGTCCACTGTCCGCCCTTGATCACCATCGACAACGGCTTCTTGGCCGGCGCCAGCAGGTCGTTGCTCAGGTAAACCCGTAGGGTGACGGTCATCTCGAGCCGGGCCGCCAGCGCCGCCCGGATCTCGGTGCTCACCACCCCATCGATGTTGGTCAGTGCGAAGCGGAGGTCTTGGACCCCATCGGCGTTGCGGGAGGGTTTGGCCACATCCATGCCGCAGGCTTTGAAGGTCACCGTCTGCCCTGTCTCCAGCACCGCTGTGATGTCCTCCCAGCCCTTGGTGAGGTAGTGGGTCTTGCTGCCGACCGCGATCGCCAGGGTTTCGTGCTCCACCTCAGCGCCGCCGGAGGCGTACAGCCGTTCAAGAATGCTCATGGCCTGGGCCACTCCCTGTTTGCAGCCACGTCGATGACGTTGGCCTGCAGGAATCCTTCGGGATACTCAGACCAGCCGTCTGCCAGCAGCGGCCGCAGGTAGATTTCCAGCGGCGCGGTGATCAGCCACAGGTTGCTGTTCGTCAGCGTCGGGCCGTCGTAGATATCGGTGAACCGGCTCTTGTAATAGTCCATCCCCAGTGGGCTGCGTAGCCGACACGCGAACCAGGCGACGCCGTCGCTCAGCCCTTCTTGGAACCACTTCTCGAACAGCGCGGCCTGCCCATCGTCGAGAAGCCAGCGAGCTTCGACCTCCGTGGGTGTCGCCGTGTACGCCCGCCGCGGCATCGATCGGCCACTGACAAACGTGGACCGCTTCAGCGGCGAGACGTGGCGCAGGCCGTAGCCCTCGCGTAGCGGCTCTGGTAGCCACTGAGGTTGCATGATCAGTGCCATTACCGAACCTTCATTCCGACGTTGTGTGTTCCGCGCATGGTTCGGGAGATTCCTGTTCCGCGAGCCATGTCGCTTTTGACCCTGTCGTAGCCCATCTGGGCACCATCGAGAGCGGCTTTCCTGACGAGCTCAAGGGTGCGGTTGTCAGGGTTGCCGTTGATCTGAATCTCTTGGGTGATTGGTGGCCCCGAGAATCCGCCGTTGGAATCGCGGTTCACCCGCTCCAAGGTGGCGTCCAGCTTCGCGCTGGTCGCCGCCGTGGTCACGCGTTCGCCCTTCTGCAGCAGCCAGGTGCCCGTCTCGGGAACGCTGTCGATGCCGTCATGCGCCATGCCGACCGCGGAGATACTGGAGATGATCCCGGCGGTGGCGGCCGCGACCGACGCGATCGCGGCCAGATTCGCCGGCCACGGATTCTTCGCCGCCTCCGCCATGCCTGCCTGGATCGCCAATGTTGCCTGTGCGATCGCGGCCGCCTTCTGCGCCACGAAGGCGACCTTGTACAGGGCAGACTGCTCGCCGAAGCTGTTGCGCATGATGTCTGTGACGCTACCCAGACCCTGCTGTGCAGCGGTCAACGTGACCTGCCAGCGGGAGTCCTCCAAGGACTGGAGGCGTTTCTGGTGCTCGGCCCTCATCTGCTCTTCCTGAGCATCCCATTCGCTTTCGAGATCCGCACGCGCCTGCCGGTAGTCGTTCAGCGCTTCGAGCTGAGCTTCATACCTCTCGTTCTCCTGTTCCATGGCCTTGTCGATCTTGGAGAACTCTCCGGCCGCGCCGCCATACAGCGCATCAGGCCCAGCGAAGCCGTCTGCACCCGTTCCACCCACCTGGTCCAGCGCGCGTCGAGCCGTAGCCGCGTAATCCGAATCATTCGCCGCGCCGGCCGCGGCCGCCGCCTGGATCACCTTCAGCCGCTCGCGCGCCAGGTCGACGCCCAGGCTGTCCTCTCGGTTCAGCTCCTTGCGCAGCTTTGCGAATTCGTCCGTCGCCTTGGCGGCCTTCTCATTGGCGTCCCTGATCGCGTTGAGCTGGTCGAGCTCGGCAGCGCCGGCCCTCAGGCTTTCCTGACGCTCGGCATTCAAGCCGCGTAGCGATCCGTACGCCAAGTCAAAATTCAGCTGCTGGAGCTCGGTCGCCTTGGCCGACTTATCTGCACTGGTGTCGAACAAGGCGATCTGGCGCTTGTACTGCAAGGCGGTCGTTTCGAACGACTGCTGCAGCTTCTGTTGGCCGGCAAGGCGCTTCGTAGCGGTCTCGGCGTCAGCCGCCGCGGCTTTGGCCGCCTTTCGAGCTGCCTCAGCCGCGGCTTCAGGTGTTCCCGCCGTGGTGTCCACCGTGGCAGTGACGCCCTTGAAGTTCTCAGCCAGGTAGCGACTCGTCAGCTCGCGCTGAATATCCAAGCGCTGCTGGGTCAGGCCGTTAATTCTCTTGAGGCGCTCTTCTTCCTGGGCACCAGTGAGCGGCAGCCCCAGAAAACCGGAGGTAGTCTTCTGTTCGAGCTTCAGCCGCTCGGTCAGCGTGGCAATCTGCTGGTTCAGCGCCCCTTCGCTCGCGTCTTTCAGCGCCCCACCGGCATCAATCCGTGACAGATCACGGGTCTTGGCGATGAACTCGACAAGCGAGCCAGTGAGCCGCAGAAAGTTGCCGGTGGTATCTACTGCATAGGAGATGAGCTTGTCGAACCCATCCTTGGTGCGCGGATCATTGAGTGCCGTGGTCAGCTCGTTCACAGCGGTGGTGGCGCTACCGAGACTTCCATCCTTTGACGTCGTGAGGTCGTCTAGAGCGTGACGCAGCGCCTTCAGTGCGCCGCCGAAGGTGTCACGGGCGGCCTGGGCGGCACCTCCGTAGGACTCTTCCAGGATCTCCAGAATCATCACTTGGGCCTCGCCTTCCTTGCCGGCCTTCACCAGCTCGTCGATGGTGCCACGCACCTCCTTCGTGAAGGCCGCACCGAAACCCGACTGCGCCAGTGCCGCCGCGGCCTTGCCCGGCGACTCCAGCGCGCGGCCAATGGTCTCCGCTGACTGACTCACGCTGATGCCCAGGCGAGCCGACTGATCGATGATGGCCTGCATCGCGCGGGGGATGTTGGTTCCCAATACGCCAGAGTAGGACAGCAGTCGCGTCTGAGCCTCGACTATCTCGCCACCGCTGAACGTGGACTTGGACGCAAGGGTGTCCGCCATATCCAGCAGCTGCTGGCGGGTGTATCCAGCGGCGCCGCCGGTCGATTTGATGATCGCATCGAGCTGGGCAACTTCTTGCTCGGCGGCCGCGCTGTTGGTGATCACCTTGGCGATGCCGGCCGCCAGGCCGGCTACCCCCGCAGCGATTGCCGTGCCCAGGGCAACGCCGGCCATCTTCGCCTGCTTTTCTACATTCTTGCGCCACTTCTCCGTCTGGCGCTCCGACTTGTCCAAGCCGGAGGCAAAGCCGCCGATCTCGGCAATGACGTCGATGGTCAGCGTGCCGAGAGAACGTCGTGACATGTGCAGTTATCCCCAGCTCGCCATCGCCTCATCAAGGCCGATCGGCTCCGCTTTCTGGTATCGAAGGAAGTCAGTTACTTGGAATGCCGGGGCTGACGGCTTGCGCTTGCTGTTGGCGAACAGGCTGGCCAGAAGGCCAGCATTCCAGTCGGCGCGCATCATCGGGTTAAGGCCTCCGTGGCGTTCCCGGTATGCAGCCCAGAGCCTCACCTCGCGAGCGCTGAGGCGTTCCTTCGCCACAGCAATGGTTTCGCCGCCGATGCCGTTAAGCACCAGCTCGCACCAGAACTCGTC